GGGCGGCGGTGGGCGGTGCCAGCGGGGCCGGCGCGCGTCCTTGCGCGCAAGGTCGATCCATCGACCCAGCCGCCGCCGCCACCATTCAGTTAGCTCGACTCTGGCCATCGTTCAGCCGCTCCAGCGCACGCCGTGCGATGGCGTGTGCGTCCTCGCACTGGTCGCGGCTCATATTGGCTATGCGGTGTAGCGCCGCCTCGTAGTGCAGCAGCTTGTACACGGCCTCGGTGTAGAGCTTCACTACACGCGTGAGCTCGTCGCGGTCTACGGGCGCGCTCATGGGTCGATCTCCTGTATCAGTCGGTCGATGAACCAGCGCGCCTTTTTATACTCTTCGGCTCGCGCGGCGTCGTGGTCGCCGTTCTTATGCCCGACGCGGCTCAGGTACTTGAGCGCCGACAGGCGCAGGTAGCCTTCAAACTCCTCAGGCGTACTCTTAGCGCGCATGTAGTCGATGGTCTCGATGCCGCCGACCTTGTAGTGGTCAGGCTCGATGGCGTCGCCTACTGCGGGCGCGTGCTCAGGCGTACTGTGGCCCGCGTCGTACTCGCCCAGGATGGCGCGCATCTCATCCGTACTGAGCGTGCAGCGCGCGCGCTCAGGCGTTCTGTACGTGGTCTCAGGGTCAATGGGCGGGTCAGGCGGTCGGCCTATGTCGCGTTCAAACTCGATACCCTCTAGCGTTGTCAGGTTGTGCATACTGTTACCCTCTACCAATAGTCGCCACCCCAGCGCCGACGTGAGCACGCCCAGTTGGGCGGCGGCACGCGGCGCCACTCGTAGTGGTGCGCGGCCTCCAGACGACGCCAGAGGCCGCGCAGCCAGCGGGTCATCGGAACGTGTCCCACGTCGGCCCCACGGCGGCGGCCTCTAGCTTAAAATTTTTAATAGGCCGACGGCGAATGATGTTTTCAGACGGCCACACCAGCAGCACGGTCCCGGCCTCATGCTTCCAGCAGCCCTCATTGGTCACGCCCGCGCCCGTATAGTAGAACGCGCGGCGCAGTCCATCTAGGGCGCTTTTATTGGTGCCGAGCGCCAGCGTGTCGAGCTTTTGGGCGCATATTTCGGTGGTGAGCACCACGCGCCCGTCGCGGTCGTCGGCCATGGGGCCGGTAGCGAATACGTCAGCATGGGCGGCAGTGGCGAGGGTAGCCACGGCGAGCGCGGCGGCGATTGTTGCGGTTTTCATGGTCTATGGTCTCCAGTTGGTTATGGTTTACGCGGTCAAAAGGTCCGAAACGTGCGGCGCGATACGGAACGCGTCGCGCGTTGGCATGGCGTCAAGGTGCCCAGCGTCTACTGCCCATTGGCACTCGCGCAAGTGTTCAGCCAATGCGGCCTCAGCCTCGCCGGCGCTCTCGAAAACTTCCGGTTCGCCGTCGAGCTCCCATACGTTTTCGTAATGGTGGCCGCACAGGGTTAGGACTACGTATCGTTGGCCGTCCATGTTAGCGGTACCAGTACGTGCGGCCGTCGATTTCAACGGACGAGTAATCCGTCTGGACGTTGCGCGCCGTGGCGCGCCAGTCTATTTCGATATAGTCCGGCAGGTCGCGCGGCACCTCGCCGCAATCGGCGAGCATGTCCTGCACGTAATCGACAAAATAGGCGTCGTCGATCAACGTGACCGGGTACCAGTCGCCGCGCCATTGTTCATCGCCGCCGTACCCGGCGAGCTCGGCGAGAATGTCCGACAGTTGCCGGAGCTTGGGGTTAGCGTCGAGCCATTCGTACATGGCCGCGTCTGTACCTTCTGGCATGTCAGCGGCGAGCTCCTCATAACGGGCGATGATGTCGCGAACGTCGATAACGTCAGCGGTTAGGTCAAGTGTGGTTGCAGTCGTCATAGTGTTTACTCCAGTTGATTGTAGTGAGTGTGGGCGGCCGTGGGCGCCGCCCGTGTGGTGTGATGGTTAGGCAGCTTCAGCGGCCACGTCGGCGGCCGTCTCGGCGCTGTAGGCCAGCGCATCATCGTGCGCCATGCGACAGGCCATGCGCGCCACGTCGGCGTTTAGGTCGTTGCGCATGGGCATAACGAGCGCGAGCACGCCGATAGTGTTATCCGTCACGATCGTCGGGAACTCGCCGCGCATGTGGATACGGATGGCGTGTTGACTCGCGGCCTTTTTGGACAGGTTGCGAGCAATCGACAGCGCCTCGCATGCGTCGGCCAGATACTGAGTGTTGAGCACAGCCGGCACCTGATCGCCTACGTCCTCAGCTTTGGGGACGACGCGGCGCCAGTCTGGAAACCGGCCGTCGAGCGCCTCACCTGTCACCTTGCCAATAGGTGTGGCAATTGTGATCGTATTGGCGTCAATAGTGATGACGACATCAACGGCGCCTAACATCTTGCCGCGAGCGTAGTCGCCCGTGAATTGCTTCAGCGCCGCATCGATGGTGGCGTTCGGCACGATGACAGACGCGCAGTCTGACTTGACGCCACGGGCATGGGCAACGAACAGGCGATGCCCGTCGGTAGCAACTACCTTACCGGCGGCCGTGTCCAGGTAGACACCTTGCAAGTAGTAGCGCACGTCCTTTTCGGCGGCGTGGGTACGGGCGGCGCGCAAGGTGGCGAGAGAGACAGTAAGTGTGTACATGGTGGAGTGTCCTTTAGTGTAGTGGATTGTCAGAGTTTAGTTTACGGTAGACGGTCAATCGTTTGCAAGGTGAAAACCAATAGCGGCAAGAGACGCAAAGGCGCCGACCAGCCACGCGATGAAACGCACGTCAGCGGCAACAAAGGGCGCAAGAATCAATAGCGGCAAAGCGAGAATCATCAGAACGTGTGAATAACGAGTCATGTCATGTGCTCCAGTTGCGTTGTCGATGGAGCAATTAAAACAGTTTCGCGCTACGCTGTCAAACAATTTCTTACAAATAACAGAACACGACCATTCTGCGGACAGGCGCAAGGTGTGGGCAATGTGGGTCATTCGGTGGGCAACGGAATCGAAACAAATTGCCCACGCTTAAGTATCTAAAAAAATAGGTGGATTCATACGTTGTGGGTAATGTGGGTAATGGTTTTTATTTAACAGTATAAAAATTATATGTACTGTATAGGCGTACAGTATATAATCTGTAAAGCATAACTGTAGACGCTTAGCGACTTCTGTGGGCAACGTTTTAATTGCCCACATTGCCCACAGATGCCCACGCCCCCAAACTTGTGGGCAATGTGGGCAATCCGTTTGCAATTGCCCACATTGCCCACAGAACCACGCGGCCACGCGGCGCGCATGCGTCCAGGCTGAGAGCTTGCGGGCGTCGTGGGCCATGGCCGATTGCCCACCACGCCGCGACTGGATGCAAACGGGAATCATTTGCAACTGATGGGGTGGGCCGACCCGCGCGATGGCCTGTACCTGTATCGGAGGCCTTACAAAAATTTTTTGTAATTTTTTAAAAAAAGTCTGCAAGCCCTTACCTTACAGCCCGCATCCTTTACTAACGCCTCTTGCTAATAAAGGTTTTGCCGTTATCCTTTACTTGCGATGTCTGACGTGATGCGCACGTAGCGACCGGGAGGTAGCTGAAGGGCTATAGCCCACCATCTAAGGCACTCCGCCCCGGCACACAGGTCACACGGTTGTTGTGGATCGCGGCCTCCCGGCAGGACAATCCTGCACATCGCTTGCTATTGCCTTACACGAAAGGTAGTGTTGCGACATGTTCAAATCGCTCCCGTTTGAGCCCCGCGAGATCAAGGCGACCGAATCGCGGCTTCAAGCAATTTATGACGCGGCGGCGCTCGGGCTGAAAGGTGATAGGCTCGCCTTGGCGGCGGGGATGCTGCCTACGGAATACCGTCGTTTATGCCAAATGGACCCCATGGCCGAGATGGCCGAAGCCAAAGGCCGCGCCGATGGGGAGGTTGAAGCCGCCGTTCAGCTGCGCGAGGCGGCTAGAAATGGCGATAGCAAGGCGGCTCTCGCTATCCTTCAGCACGTGCATGGCTGGGTGGCGAAGCAGCAGGTCCAAGTGGATGTCACGCAGCAGATCAGCGTCATCGCGGCGCTGCAAGAGGCGGAGTCTCGCGTCATTAATGGCCGAATATTGTCGCCAGCACCGGCTGCACTGATTCAAGACGCATCGCCAAGGCTTGTAAACCTGGAGCAGCACTCCGAATATGCAAACGCCGATCTATAGCGCCGACGACGAGCAGCAGATCATGTCCCGGCTCTGGGCGCCGTCTGTCAAGGACGACCCCGAGGCGTTCGTGCTGTTCGCCTTCCCTTGGAAGCAAAAGGGCACGCCGCTTGAGCACTTTGACGGCCCGAGGCGGTGGCAGCGCAAGGTGCTGCGGGACATCGCCGCGCACATCGCCAAGAACAAAACGGCGACCAGTTATGAGGTCTTGCGCATGGCCACCGCCTCGGGGCGCGGCATTGGTAAGTCAGCCCTCGTCAGTTGGCTCATCCTGTGGATGCTCTCGACGCGCATCGGCTCGACGACCATCGTGTCGGCTAACAGCGAGGCGCAGCTACGCTCGGTCACATGGGCCGAGGTGACTAAGTGGCTGGCGCTGCTGATCAACTCGCATTGGTTTGAGGTGTCCGCCACACGCGTGATGCCGGCCAAGTGGCTCGCGGAGATCGTCGAGCGAGACCTTAAGAAAGGCACGCGGTACTGGTCGGTCGAAGGCCGGCTGTGGTCGGAGGAGAACCCCGACGCGTACGCGGGCGTGCACAACCACGACGGTGTGATGGTCATATTCGATGAGGCCAGTGGTATCCCAGACAGCATCTGGTCCGTCACGGCGGGCTTCTTTACGGAGAACACACCGCATCGCTTCTGGATGGCCTTCAGCAACCCGCGACGCAACGAGGGGTATTTCTATGAGTGCTTCAACGCCAAAAGAGAGTTCTGGACGACGCAAAGCATCGACGCGCGGCAAGTCGAAGACACCGACAAAGCCGTCTACGAGCAAATCATCGCTGAGTATGGAGCAGATAGTAGCCAGGCAAAGGTTGAGGTCTACGGGGAGTTTCCTTCAGACGGAGACGACCAGTTTATTGCTCCGCGAATTGTGGAGGAGGCTATGGCAAGGCCTCGGTACAAGGACGAGAGCGCGCCACGCGTTGTCGGAGTCGATCCAGCGCGAAGTGGAGCAGACTCGACAGTCATCGTCGTAAGGCAAGGACGCGACGTGATCGCTATCCGACGCTACCGGGGCGACGATACGATGACAACGGTGGGACGCGTCATCGACGCGATCGAGGAGTTCAATCCGGCGCTCACCGTCATCGACGAGGGTGGACTAGGCTACGGCATACTTGACCGCCTTAAAGAGCAGCGGTATAAGGTGCGTGGGGTAAACTTTGGCTGGAAGGCGAAGAACCCGGTGATGTGGGGCAACAAGCGGGCAGAGATGTGGGGCGACATGCGGGAATGGCTACGCTCGGCGAGCATCCCAAGCGATCGGCTCCTCAAGTCTGACCTCTGTGGGCCACACGTCAAGCCTAACTCGTCAGGTACGCTGTTCTTGGAAGGGAAGAAGGAGATGAAGGCACGCGGGCAAGCGTCACCAGACGCCGCCGACGCACTCGCCGTCACCTTCGCCTACCCGCTCGCAAGCCGTGAGGCGCGAGAGAAGCCAAGACGCATCGTCACCGAGCGCGGGTCGGGTGTGACAAGCAGTTGGATGGGAGCCTAATGGCACGCAAATCGGTCAGTCTGTCAGTCGGTCGCGGTGAGAAGCAACCCGTCTCTAAGGGTGCGGGCTTGACGGCGAAGGGACGCGCTAAGTATAACCGCGCTACGGGTAGCAACTTGAAGGCTCCGGCACCCAGTCCGAAGACTAAGGCGGATGCAGGGCGTAAGAAGTCTTTTTGCGCGCGAATGAAGGGTGTGGTGGCCAAGGCCAAGGGGCCGGCTGAACGCGCCAAGGCGTCACTCAGACGATGGAAGTGTGGCTAACATGGCAGCTAAACGCGGGTTATATAGTAACATCCACGCTAAACGCGAGCGGATCAAGGCCGGCAGCGGTGAGAAGATGCGCAAGCCTGGGTCTAAGGGCGCGCCGACCGCTAAAGCGTTCCGGCAGTCGGCCAAAACGGCTAAAAAGAGGTAAGTTAGGTGCCTAACAATCCTTACGATCGCATGGGTATTGGTCCGCGCGCCGTGCTGGGCGACGCGATCATTCAGGCGCAACCCTCACCGCAGCAGACGCAGCGCCCGGCGCGACCGATGCGTATGCCGATGCGGCGTCCTGACGTTGTACGTACAACTGTTGACTTTCGGCCCACACCGATGAGGAAACGCTAATGCCCCTCGTTAAGTCTGCCAGCAAGGCTGCCTTTCGTAAGAACATCAAGGCTGAGATGAAGGCGGGCAAGCCGCAGAAGCAAGCGGTGGCGATCGCCTACTCGGTCAAGCGTAAAGCACAAGGTAAGAAGCGCAAATAATGGCTAAAGACCCCACAGGGCTGCGCGGCGCTGCGCGCGTCGCCAACACGCCGACGAACAAAGGCAAAATGTCGCGCGACCCGGCGGACGTACTGGCTACGGCCCGTTCGCGGTTGACCTCCGCCCTCGCGGCGTACTCAGACAGCCGTGAGGACGAGCTAGATGACCTGCGCTTCATGGCAGGTTCGCCCGACAACCAGTGGCAGTGGCCACAAGACGTGCTGGCGCAGCGCGGGTCGGTGCAAGGACAGACGCTCAACGCGCGTCCGTGCCTCACGATCAACAAGCTCCCGCAGCATGTGCGGCAGGTGACGAACGATCAGCGACAGAACCGGCCCGCCGGTAAGGTCATCCCCGTCGATGACAAGGCGGACATTGAGGTCGCGGAGATTTTTGACGGAATTGTCCGTCACATTGAGTATATTTCAGATGCGGATGTGGCGTATGACACCGCATGCGACAACCAAGTCACGTATGGCGAAGGGTATTTCCGCATTTTGACGGAATACTGCGACGAAAATACGTTTGACCAAGACCTTCGTATCGGTCGCATCCGAAATAGCTTCAGTGTGTACATGGACCCGACCATCCAAGACCCTTGCGGGGCGGATGCGGAGTGGTGCTTCATCACCGAAGACATCCAAAAGTCGGATTTTGAGCGCATGTACCCTAACGCAGAGCCGATTTCGTCGGTTTTGCAGCGTGGAGTCGGCGATCAGGCGCTTTCGCAGTGGATTAACCAAGATACGGTGCGAATTGCTGAGTATTTCTACAAAGAACACAGCAAAGAAACGCTGAATCTGTACGCCGGCAACCAAACGGCGTTTGAAGGTTCACCGGAAGCGCAAGAGCTTGAGATGCTGGGCCTTCAGCCCATTCGCAAGCGCGAGGTAGACGTTAAGCGCGTCAAGTGGCTGAAGACAAACGGCTATGAAATCCTTGAAGAATCCGAATGGCCGGGCAAGTGGATACCTGTGATCCGCGTGATCGGCAACGAGTTTGAAGTAGACGGTCGTATGTACGTGTCGGGCCTTGTGCGTAACGCCAAGGACGCCCAGCGCATGTACAACTACTGGGTATCGCAGGAAGCAGAGATGCTTGCGCTTGCGCCCAAGGCGCCGTTCATTGGTTACGGCGGTCAGTTTGAAGGCTATGAGAACCAGTGGAAGACGGCCAACACGACCAACTGGCCGTACTTAGAAGTTAACCCCGACGTGACAGACGGACAGGGCGCAGTCCTACCGCTGCCACAACGTGCTCCGCCGCCGCTCGCCCAGACGGGCTTGATCCAGGCGAAGATGGGCGCTGCCGACGACATCAAGGCCTCTACGGGCCAGTACGATGCAAGTCTTGGCATCCGCTCCAACGAGCGCACCGGTCGGGCCATTTTGGCGCGTGAACGGCAAGGCGACACAGGCACATACCACTTCGTAGATAACCTAGCTCGGGCCATTCGCTATGGGACGCGCCAACTCGTTGACTTGATCCCGAAGATTTACGACACCCAGCGCATTGCGCGCATCATTGGCATTGACGGCGAAACCAACACGGTTCGCATCGACCCGATGCAAGCCGAGCCGGTCCGCCGGATCATGGACGAGACGGGTATCGTGATCGAAAAAATTTACAACCCATCTGTCGGTAAGTACGACGTGGCGGTCACGACTGGCCCGTCCTACGCGACCAAGCGGCAGGAAGCCATGGACGCCATGGGGCAAATTTTGCAGGCCAACCCGCAGCTTTGGGCGGTGGCCGGCGACCTGTTTGTCAAGAACATGGACTGGCCGGGCGCTCAGGAGATCAGCAAGCGGCTTCAGAAGATGATTGATCCGAAGCTGCTTGCGGACGAGGAAGACCCAGCCCTGCAAGCCGCCAATCAGCAGATGGAAGTGATGGCGCAAGAGATGCAGATGATGCAGGACATGCTCCGCCGCGTGCAGCAGTCGATGGAAGCCCGCGAGGTGCAGATTAAGGAGTTTGAGGCTCAGGTCAAGGCGTACAATGCCGAGACGGATCGAATTAAAGCGGTCGAGAGCGGTCTAACTCAGGAGCAGGTGCAGGACATCATTATGGGCACGCTAGCCGGCATGCTATCGACCGGTGAGCTTGTGGCGCCTAGCGCCCCCCGCGAGATGGCCGTGCCGCCTGAAGGGATGCCGCTATGACCTGCGAAGTCTTTATTGGGCACTTGTTCCTTGCACGCGACGTGACGCACTCTACGCACCTCAACACGCGTAACTATGCGAAACACAAGGCGTTGCAGAAGTTTTACGAAGGGGTCATTCCGCTCGCAGACAGCTTCGCAGAGGCCTATCAGGGCCGTTACGGCCTGATTGGTCCGATTGCGTTACAAACGGCTAAAAAGACGAACAATGTGCTCGACTTTTTGCAGGACGAACTAAAGACGCTTGAGGAAATGCGTTACACGGTTTGTAGTAAAGAGGACAGCCCTTTACAAAATTTGATTGATGAGATACTGACGTTGTATCTTACGACCATTTATAAACTGCGCTTCTTAGCGTGAGGGTAGAACATGGAACTTCTTAATCCGATGGCCGATGCCGTATACCCCGGTCGTAC